GCGGCGCAACCTTCTTGATTGGGTCGATTCAATACACGTCTGTAGGCGAATACGCCACACGCTTTTTCAGCGTGACTACCGGATACAACGCCAGCGGCGGCTCGCAGTCTGCTGGCACGCCATCGCTTGCAGTGTCTTCGTTCTCCGGGTCTGCCACCTCGCTTCGCGTGCGCGGTGCGGCGGAAACAGGAACCGCCAGCGTAACAGGCAACAACGTCCTTGGCGCGTGGTTTGGGACGCGCAACATCAGCGGAGTTTTTAGCCTTCCGCTCAACGGCAAACTCTGCGAGGTGCTGCTGTTCTCGTCAGTGCCGTCCGCGAGTGACCTGCGGCGGCTGGAGAAATATCTGGCCGACAAGTGGGGTGTGCCTGCCGTCCACGCACAGGCAACGGTGACCAGCGATCCGGTGGGGTACTGGCGCGACAAGAGCGGCAGCGGGCGGCACATGCTCCAGCCAACCGGCTCGCTTCGCCCGACTGTTGGGACGCAGGGCAGTCGAAGGTCAATCGCCCTCAACGGCACAACGCAGTGGATGCGACAGGAGCGGACGAACTACCAGCGGCGAGGGATGTTTGTTGTGTGGCGCAGAACCGGCACGCCCGCAAACTTCTCCTCGCCTATTGGGGCCAACAACCTGACCATCAATGCCGCTACGCTTGGTGGCTCTGGGTATTCGTCATCTGATGCCGCAAGCATCACATGGTACAACTCCCTCACACACTACTCGGCCAACACCGCAAGCAACAAAGCGACCGCACTGCGGTATAACGCCGCCAACATCGCCACCGCCGACGCCAACAACTATCTGGTCGGCTTTAGGGCGGCGCAGGACACCACAGCGGTCAATCTGGTGTACGTTGAAACCGCTTCATCGAACGCCGCCAACTGGGCGCACTTTGTTGGCTTGGAGCCATACGACCCGGCAAGAGCCTACCCATGCCAAATGCTAGAGGCGCTGTTTTACAACAACACCCTGACGGCATCGCAGGTGACGCAGATCGAACGCTACCTCGCGGCCAAGTGGGGCGTGGCCCTCTATGTCCCGCCGGCCTATGCCGACGCCGATGTGAACGCCTACATCACGGCAGTCGAATACGCCGATGGGTATGTAACGCTAGAAACTGGCGTCCGCGATGCCATCAACACGTTCATCACCGGCTGCAAGGCTGACGGCATCTGGTCTGCCATCAAAGCCTCCTGCATCCTCGCAGGCGCTCGCACGCTGTCGGGGGCGCTGACGCCGCTGGTTGGCAGTGCGCCGACGAATGTGAATAACAACTTCGTCAGCGGAGACTACAACAGGAAGACGGGGCTGGTTGGAAACGGATCAACCAAGAGCATCACCACCAACCGGCTGGAAAATGCCGACCCCCAGGACAACGCGCACATCGCCGTCTGGGTCGCCTCTACGGCTACTATTGGTACGACAAGTTATTTCCGCGCAGGCAACACATACGGCATAGAAGGTCTTACGGCGCAGGATGTCTCCCTGCACGGAGCGGGTGCCGTTCTTACCGGCGCGATAACGAGCGGCACGCTGTTTGGCTTGAGCAGAAGTAGTGCGGCGAGCGTGTCTGCCAGAAAGAACGGCACTACCTCGTCGCTTTCGTCTGCGTCATCATTGCCAACGTCTGCGAACATCCGCGTGTTTGCGAGAGACAACAACACGCAATACTCAAACGCACGGCTGTCGTTTTACTCGCTCGGAGAGTCTATCGACCTCGCCCTGCTTGACGCCCGCGTCTCCGCGCTGATGACCGCCATCGGAGCCGCCATCCCATGACCCTCTCCGACATCACACTCCCGATCTCCTATGCCGACGCCAAAGAACTGGCGCTGGTCTTCACCCCGCAGTTGGCCCAGCGGCTCGCGGAACTCCACGCAGAGCATGGCACAAGCAAGTGCGTGCCTGTGCCTCGCGTCTTGATGGACGGCAGGCTGATGCTGTCGGCGGACGTTCTGACAGAGGTGGTCGAAGGCGGGCTGCTACAGGGGATGTGGGAAGCGGCAGACAAGGCGATTCTGTTGTCCTCCGTCGAGGTGATTCCTTGGGGCGAGGCAGTCGCGCTGCTGCCGCCAGAACCGCCCCAGGACGGCTGACCGGGAGGGTCGCGGCACAATCTGGATTGATGCCCTCGGGGCTTACGGCGGACTCTAGTGGTAACCACAGGAGGGCCGCATGCCACCAGAAGATTCCGCCGAAGCGGTTAGCGAAGAACTCCCCGACGTTCTGGATCCGGGTGGAGAGGCCGAGCCCGATTCGCAGGCCACGGCCAGCGAATCCCCGGAGGCCCAGACGCAGCAGGACGTATGGGGTTCGTTTCGCCAACTCCCGCAATTTCAGGGAGTTTCCGACGAAGAGATCGCCTCGCGGCTTCAGGAAACAATGCGTCGGGAGCAGCAGGCGTCCCGGGCCCTTCAGCAGTACCAGTCCATTATCCCGGCCGCGTCGGAGTATCTCTCCAACCGCCCGATGTACGAGCAGTGGAAGCAGTCCCAGGCAGCCTCGTCACGCCAGCCGCAGGCTGCCCAGCAGCCGCAGCAGCAGGAAGAGCCGGCGTGGTGGAATCCGCCGAAGGTCAAGGACATCTATCGCCAGTACCTCACGCGCGACCAGCAGGGCCGCGAGGTTATCGCAGACGGGGCTCCGCTAGAGGCCCAGCACGAACTCGCTGCCTATCAGGCGTACAAGGCAGAGTTCGCCAGGAAGTTTCTGGACGATCCGCAAGCCACGCTTGGCCCCATGATCGAGAAGATCGTGGCGTCTCGGGCCCAGGAAATTGCTGAAAGCCAGATTTCCGGGCTCAAGGAAGAGTCGCTCGTTCAGCAAATCGAGGCCGAAAACCGCGATTGGCTCTATGACGAGCAGGGGCGTGTATCCCGGGAGGGTCTGCTTGTCCAGAAATACATTGAGGACGCAAGGGGTCTTGGCATCAGTGGTGCCAAGGCTCGTTGGGACTACGCGACAGCAATGGTCGAGAGGGAACTGGCCCTGGCCAACCTTCAGACAGCCATGCAGCCGCCAGCCCCGCAGGTGCAGCCCGCTGCCCCTGCCGTCCCGCCGCCGGCACCACAGCAGGACACCGCCCAACGCAACATGGAGTTCTTGAGGCAGCAAGCCTCACGGGCGCCAGCGCGACGGGCCAACCCAACGACCGACTCCCGAGTACCCCAAAAGCCAATGTCTTTCGCAGATCGGATGTACTCCAATCTGCAAGGCATGGAATGACAAGAAAGGGCTAACGTACCATGGCCTCTCCTAACGACTGGGCCCGCGCGATTGCCACGACCATCGTGCAGCACACGCGGGAAGAAGAGATTGCCGTCTTCCGGCGCTTCAAAGTCTTCGCCATGCTGGAAGCCAGCGGCAACATCCTGATGAACCAGTCCGGCAGAGGCTTCGACTGGAATGTTCGCTACCGCAACGCCCCCGTAACGGGCAACACGGGCGATACTCCCAGGACGTTCTCCCGCATCAACATGTGGAAGCGGGCGGAACTCCCGTGGCGTGGGTTCACGACCACGGATGCCATCTACCGGCGTGAGTTGCTGGAGAACCGTGGCAAGGAAGCCCTTGTCAACGTCGCGTCCCAGATGGCGCAGCGGCTTCAGGAGAGCCTTGAGCAGTACCTCTCCTACCAGCCCTACGTCGATGGTAACGCCCCGGGCAACGAGAACTTCTTCCACGGCGCTTTGTCGTTCCTGGGCTACAACGGCACCATCGACGAGGACAACGCCGGCGTGGCTACGGCCGACGTTACCGCCAGCGGCAACTACAAGGGCGGCACGGCCGACCGCTTCGGCTACCCGTCCGACACCTACGCCGGGCTCTCGACGCAACTCGGGTACTACGGCGGTGGCCGTCTGAACAACGCCTCGACCGGCACGTTCCCCGACGTTGCGGTCGATCCCGAGTTCGACTTCTACAGCCCGATCATCGTCAACTACAACGCCTCGTCGTTCAAGGGCCAGCGCAACTGGCAGGACAACTGCGTGATGGCAACGCGCGAAGGCATTGTGCAATGCAAACGCAATGACACAAAGGAGTCGCAGATCGACATGGTGGTGCTGGACCGCAAGTTGTTCATCCAGTACCTCAACGGTCTGGAGAGCAAGGAGCGGGCCATCGTCACCCGTGAGAACGGCCTGCGGTCCTACGGCTTCTCCGATGTGTTTGAGCAGGACGGCTGCGAAATCTGCCATGAGGCGGCCGTTCCGTCCGGCCTTGGCTTCGGACTCTCCATCGGCAACATGGAACTCCGGTGCCTGGAGAATCAGTTGTTCATGGCCGAGGGACCGTATTTTTCCGAGGAAACGCAATCGTACAGGTACGCCTGTTCAACCCTCGGCAACATGCGTTTCCGTTCGCCTCGCAACTTCTTCCTGCTCGCCCCGGTGACGGCGCCGGCGGCCACGGTCTGACCCATCACTTCCTGACACAGGAGAGATCATGTCCACGATTTTTAGCGATCCGGGTTGGCGCCGCGGCAGCACGCTGCTCAACCGTGAAGTTGTCGAGTACGACGATGCTCCGACGAACTCCATCCCCACCGCCGGCAAGGAACTGGTGGGGCAGGTCAAAATCTTCCAAGATGTTGACCCCTCGTCGGGCAAGCGGTACAGCAATCGTCTGGTGTACTGCGTAGCGGCTCGCTACACGGGCGCCAGCGATCTGACCACGGCCGACGCCGGCAAGGTGTTCGCCTTCTCCACCGCCGCCGGGGCCAAGGGCACCGAGGCTTCGGGCGGGCCGCTGGAAGAGTTCTCGGCGGTCGCTACGGCGACCAACGTGAACACGGACCTGCGGTACTACGGTGTGCTGGACGAGTACCTGACCGAGCCCGTTCGCAAGAACGACATCGTGTGGCTTGTCGTGAAGGGCCCCTGCTCGATCCAGTCGGGCGGTACGGCAGTCGCGGCGGGTGCGGCCATCGAGGTCACGGGCACGGCGGGGCGGATCGCCACCCGCGCGACCGGCAAGCACATCGCCTCGCAGATTGCGGGCGCCTCGGCCGGTGCAACGGCCGGTGCGTTGGTTCGCGTCAACCTGCACAGCGACATGATCTGAAGCACGAAGGCCAGCGCTTCTCCTTCGCCACGATGCAGCCCGCCGGGAGGCAGCCCCGGCGGGCTGCTATCATTTCAGGCATGTCCCAACTGTGCATCCACTGTGCCACGGAGTACCCGCACGACCGGGAGCATTTCTACTGGCACAAGAGCGACGGGCTGTCCAGCGTGTGCCTGTCCTGCCACAAGGCCCAGCGGCGTCACCAGCGGCAGGCCGAGAAGGCCAAGCGAGCCAAGGCCCTCAAGAAGATCGAGGCTTCTGGCATCGACCTGTACGCCAAGTTGGCCCAGGCTGGGGGATCCAACATCCCGCACTCGGCCGAACTGGTCGAGAAGGTCTGCGAATACTTTGGCGGCGTGTCGGGCTTCGCCGCCATCATGGTGAAGCAGTATTACGATGCAAAACCAGGGACCAGTACCAGAAACAAGGTGCTGGAGACGATCTGCCGGCTCATCCAAAGCAATGTGGATAGCGGTGGAGCCAAAAAGCCGCTGACACTGTGGACCGAGGACGAACTGGAAGCGGAACTGCAAGAACGCTTCCGGCTGGCCGTCTTGTCCCAGCGGGTGCTGATTGATGCCAAGCCGACACCCCAAGGCGAATCCCCCGAAGATTCCGAAGATCCCCACCCTGACGCAGCATCAGGTGGAGAAGATCAAGGAACTCCAGTCGGAACTGCGGGAACGCCAACTGGAGGGGCTGAAACTCTATCAGCCGACTCCCCAGCAGGACGAGATCCACAAGTGCCGGTCGAGTGAAGTCCTCGTCATCGGTGGCAATCGTTCTGGCAAATCCCTCTCGACGTTTGTCGAGGACGCTCGGGCCGTTACGGGCAGCGACCCGTACAAGAAGTACCCCGAGAAAGACGGCGTGCTGGTCATCGTCGGCAAGGACTGGAAGCACATCGGTCTGGTCGTGTATCCGCTCCTGTTCCGCCCCGGCGCCTTCAAGATCATCAAGGATTTGAAGACCGGCGATTGGAGAGCGTTCAATCCCGCCACCGACGAGGACAGGCGATGGGAGGCCCGGCCAGCCCCGGCCCTCATACCCAAGCGGCTTATCAAAAGCGTGTCCTGGGTACTGAAGTCGGCCCAGTACATCCAGCAATGCACGCTGCACACCGGCTGGACGATCTACTTCTTCTCTAGCGAAGGCGACCCTGTGCAAGGGTTTTCCGCCGACAGATGCCACGTTGACGAGGACATCAACAACGAGAATTGGGTGCCGGAACTCCAGGCTCGCCTTGTTGACCGGCGTGGAGTGTTTACATGGTCGGCCATGCCGCACTCGACCAATAACGCTCTCATAGGCTTGAAGGAGCGGGCGGAAGAACAAGAAGCCCTGCACGGCGATAAGTCAACGATCCGGCTGTTCAAACTGCGGTTCTTGGACAATCCGTTCCTGCCGGAAGCAGAGAAGCAGAAGTCCATTGCCCGCTGGGCGGCCGTTGGGCCGGACGTTCTGCGGCAGCGAGCCGAGGGCGACTTCATCGTTGACTCGGTGCTGATGTACCCGAACTTCGATATGTCGGTCCACGGCTACTCGCGGGAAAGCCTGGAACACGGGCAAGTGCCGAAGGACTGGACTCGGTACGCGGTCATCGACCCCGGGCATTCGGTGACGGCCATCTTGTTCGCGGCCGTCCCGCCCGACGAAAGCACCATCCTGCTGTATGACCAACTCTACCTACGGCAGTGCAACGCCTCGGTGTTTGGGGAGGAGTTTGAGAAGAAGGTCCGCGACCTGCACTTCCACGCCTTCATCATTGATGCCCACGGTGCCCGCATCCGGGACATCGGATCCGGCCGTCTGCCCTCCGAGCAGTACACCGAGCAGATGGCGAGCCGGAACATCCGGTCGGCCATCACGGGATCCAGTTTTCTTGCGGGCTGCGATGACATTCCGGCCCGGTCAGAAGCCACTCGCGTCAGCCTGCACATCAGGGCAAAGACAGGGACTCCGCTCCTCCGAGTCTTGAGCGGGGCGTGCCCGGACTTGGAGCGTGAGATCAAGCGATACCGGAAGAAGGTCAACTACGTCTCCGGTATAGCCGTTGTCACAGACGCTCCCAATACACGGGGCGAGTGCCATCTGGTTCAGTGCATGGAGTACCTGTGTGCGTACCGGCCCAAGTACCACAAGCCACCGCCCCGCCCAGAGGCCGAGCCATGGTGGGTCAAGTGGCTGGAGCAGCGCAAGAAGCGGCTTGGGGCAGAGCAGGGCTCATTCGTAAACTTGGGACCATCCTTCGGAGGGAGCAATGACAACCGATAAATGGCGTATGCCCAGGCCGGCTCTGGGCGACATCGTTCTGTTTAGCACCGACATCCACACCTTCAACAGCCCCACGGTCGGGTTCGTTATTCAGGAACCGGGCGATTCAACGGTCCGCATCCTGACGTTCACGCCAACCGGGTGGGTGGATCGCCCGTCAGTCCACCACAAGGATGACCCCGACATTCACGGGGACCACGGCTGGGCGGAACTGGGGTGCTGGGATTTCGCCCCTCTCACGCAGGCCATCTACAAGGCGGCGGCAGCGGCTTCGTTCGCCAGCGCCAAGGAGCGGCTGAACAGTGTCAGCAGTAAGTGACCTGCTTCGGCAGTTGACCCAGACCTGGGTCAAGAAGTTGAACGCAGCCGTCAAGTACAAGCGGTCTTTCGCGGAGGACGCGAAGGAAGCCGCCATGTTCTTTGATGGCGAAACGAATTGGATGTGGCGTGACTCCTACGCCCGGGGCGAGAAGGGCTACAACGCCAGCATCGCGCCTCCCAATTTTAGGATGCAGGTCAACAAGGTTTTTGAACTGCTCGACATCTATGGGGCAGTCATGTACCACCGCAACCCAACGCGGACTGTCTCCGTGATGGAGTACCCCGACCTGCCGCCCGAGACGCTGGGCATCCAGATGCAGCCGGGCATGGACCCGTCCATGATGCCCCCGGAGCAACTCCAGATCGTGCAGATGGCGGCCCAGGAGTACGCCAACAAGGAACTGCGGCGCGGTACGGCCCTGTT